CCTTGATTTTGAGGTCAAACACAGGCTTTCGGAACAGGGGCGTACCGTCCATGGCCGCCCCGATCTGCTGCTCTTGTAGTCCCTGGTTGTTCAGCCCCTGGAACTCATAGCTTCCCGGTGTGCTGCCCGTGATGCGGAAGGTCCTGGTCTCGTCGTAGAACTGGCTGATGCGTGAGATCACCATGGTATTGATTGCCACATGGGCCCGGTAGCTGGTGGAGATCATATCCCGGCTGGCTTTGTTGCCTGCCTCCTGCAATGCGGCGATGGCGCTGGCCGCTGTCACGCCGGACCCGGTGCTGCCGCTGTTCACGTCCCGGTTGCTGGCCGTCTCCTTCATCTCGTCCACTTTCATCTGGAGGATGGTGGTGTAGACCCCGTCCACCGGGCTGATCCTGATCTCCTGAAGCCGCCGTTCGTCCAGCTCCCCCTCCACATGTACGATAGGCTTGGCCCAGTCCAGGAACTCCTCCTCGTTGATGGCCGTACTGGTGCTGGCGAAGAACCGCTTCTTGGTGGCCATCATGGAGCTTTCCAGGATATTCGCGCTCAGCTTGTCGATGTAGAGCTGGGGGTCCTTGCAGATGGCTACATAACCGAAGCCCACAGGAGTCCCCTTTTCCGGGTAGAGAACGTCCAGCACAACGGGGTATTGCCCGTCCTCATACCATCCGGCGTCCCGGTAGTTGGGGTCCTCCTCGCTGGAATACAGGAGGCAATCCCCCACGAACTTGGCGTAGTGGAGCGCCGTCTTTCCGCTGGGGGTGATGACCTTGTAGTACCAGTCCACCACCACGCTCTTGCCCTGGGTGTCCACCGTGTCGTCGTAGACGTACTGTTTCACATCAATGGTCTGTCCGCCCAGCTTGCCCTTGTACTGGGGATACTGCTGCTCCAAAAGGTCGGTGTCGGTGAGCTCCACGAGAAAGAGATTTCGGCTCTTCTGGATGTCGGTCACCCCCGGCTCCCAAAAGAGCTTCAATAGGTCGATCTGCCTGATGTCCACGTCTCCCAGACCGTTTTCCTTCTGGCTGTTCCAGAAGATTCCATAGGCCCCGGTTCCGTGTTTGAGCTTCTCCCACCAGTTTTCCGAGTAAGTCCTTTCGAAGTCGTTGTACTCCATGATGACGGGCAGCACGGCGGAGAGCAGCTTGGCGCTCTCCTCGTCGCTCCGCTCCCGGGGGAGCACAATGGGCTCCGGGTAGTTGTCCATCGCGTCGGCGTGCTTGTTGACGATGGAGTTGAAGAGCCAGGCGGAGGAGGGCTCGGGCCCCTTCTTCTGATTGCTGCGAATCACGTCCCAGTGGCGCAGCTTCCACCACTGCTCGTCCTCCACGATCCTCTTCTCCAGGTTAGCTTTGCCACCCTTGTACTCCTTCAAGGTCTCCTGGGCGTAGGAAAGCCGCTCTTTGTCCACCCGGTGCAGCTCCTCCGGCCTCATGCCGGGGTCCGCTCCCAGCAATGCCGCCTGAAGCTGCGGGCCGGGGCCGCCTTCGCCTGTCTGTCCGTCGAAAAATCGTGCCATACGGGATCCCCCCTAAAATTTTTTGTACCAGTCGTAATGCCCTGCCCCGGCGTTCCGCCCGCCTCCCAGCTCCAGCGGGTCGTATGGCTTCGGTTCCGGCGCTTTTCTCACCCTAGGAGCGATTGGGTTCTGCATGCACACGTAGCGAAGTTCATCGTAAATATGATCTTCTCCGTCTGTGTCGATGTCCTCCACGTCTGTTTCGTCATATACCAAGTTGGGCACCGTGCGAATAAAGTGCTTGCAGGTGGAGAATACGTAGAGCATTGCCCAGCCGTCCTCGTCAAAGGCGAGCCGGTGGTGGACCTGCATCTTGCCGTCGATGCGGGCATGGTCCCCCCGCTCAAAGTACACCCGCTCCCGCTCCATCAGGGCCCCGATGCTCTCTGTCCCGTCGCTGCCCCAGATAGCTGGATCTCCAATGCGGTGGATGGTCCGCCCCCGCAGGTTTGGGTCCTCCTCCTCAATGCGCTTGATCTGCCGTGCAACCTCTCCCGGCTCCATCTTCACGCCCACATTGGGGGTCCCAGTGCAGCCATAGTACTCTCGGATGCGGTAGAGCCGCCTCTCCCGGTCCACGGCGTACCAGCCCACCGAAAAGGGCCTGGAGTAGCCCCAGTCCAGAGCACACCAGATTCCCCAGCCGTCCGGGACAGGGAACGGGTCGATCACGTGTGTCCATCTCCGGTCCCCGTAGTGCTCCGGATCATTGCGCCACTCGGTGAACACCTGCCCTGAGAAGGTGTCCCAGTCGCCGTAGAGCAGGGCCTTACGCTCTGCCTCGGGCATAGCGGCCAGCCTGGTAATATAATCCGGGTCGTTGGCCAGAAGGGCCGGATTGTCGAAGACGGAGGAGGGCACGAAAATCCTGCTCCTGCTCTCCCTATGCTCCTGCCCCGCAGGGTCCCGCCACTTGATATCCTCCCAAATGGGCGTCATGGGCTTACCGGCCGTGATAAATCTCTCTTTTACCCAGCCGTGGCCGATCCCGCCCGGATTGGCAGTGGAGCGGATATAGCAGCGGGTCCCCGGCCCGTTTGGGCGGCACCTGGAAAACAAATAGCTGTACTCCTCAAAGCTAAAATGGGTAAGTTCGTCAAATGCCACGAAGTCATAGGCTTGGCCCTGGTACTTGGTCTTATCCTTTGCGTACTGCATCGCTCCGAAGACAATCTTTGCTCCGCTGGGGAACGTCCAGGTATGGGCCGTGGCGTTATATTTGGCTCCTGAGAAGGCCCTGGGGTAGTAGTTGAGGCTCTTGTCTATCAGCTCGGCCAGTTGAGGAAAGGTCTTGCGCAAAATCAGGGCCTTGTAATGGGGGATATGTACCTGACGCAAGGCCTCGATCACCAAAGCGTCGCTCTTCCCGCCTCCGGCGGCTCCCCCGTACAGCGCCTCCCACTCGCCGCGGGCCATAAATGCCGCCTGGCGTGGCTGCGGCTTCCAAATCGTCCTCACAAACTCCGCTCCTCTCCGCCGGTCTTACGCCCGGCGTCCGCTCCGCTGCGTTGCTCGTCCTCTCCCCACAAAAAGGCTGCTCCTTTTCGTGGGGGCCCCGGTTTTATTCCGCTTCATGGCTCACCTCTGGCATCAGTACTACGCCGCCCTCACCTCCACCTGCGGCCTCCAGTTCCGGCTTATCTCTCCAGGCTTTTCTCTTGCGGTTTTTGAGCCAGAAAATCTGGGCAGTAACGTTGCCCTCCAGCGCCGCTTTGAGCAGCGCATTTTCCACCTCGTAGTCCACAACCTCCTTGCCCCTTTTTAGAGCCTCACAGATGTCACTGTAGGTCCGCTTCCACTCATACAGGGTTTTGGTCGTAATGCCCATGTTGTGCGCGATCTGCGCGTCCTTTAACCCATCTCTGGCCCATCCCTTCAGCAGCACGAGCCCGTCTGGTTCCAACCACTCGTGATATTTTCCTTTCGCCACAGCGGACTCGCCTCCTCTCTCACCATGGAGCGTAGCATATCTACAGTGCTTTTCCGCCTGTAAAAAGCGCAAAAACCCCAAGCTAAGGCTCAGGGTTTCTCCGCATCCATCCTCTCATAATACGCCAGCAAAGCCGAGGCAACGGAGCACTTCTGCCATCCAGGCAGACTGGCACAGTACTGGTCCGTGTATGCCACATAGGCCTCCCGATCCGGAAATGAGATACAGTTCCCACACTCACAATGCACCTTACCCCTTTCGTCCCACGCGAAAAAAGGGCATATCCACTTCCTGTTTGAATATCCTGTACTCACTTTCTCCTCTCTTTCCTCGCCTCCTTGGCCCATACCACACCGGGGTCCTTATCCGTAAGTATCCTCCCACTGGCACACTTAACGCACTTAATGCGCCACTTTGGCTGACCCGGCGCCGCATTTCGGACCCGTTCAAAGTGCCCATATCCCGGCTCCACCCAGGCCCCACAGCAGTAGCAGCGACCGGGGTACTTATTCCGTGCCATAGTTTTTCTCCTTTCGAGCCTGTGACGCTTACCCTCCGATCTGCTTGGCCATCTGCACCAGCTTGCACAGCCCATAAAAGGATCTCGGATCAATCCCGGTCGATTTCTTGATCTGGTTCAGATGATACCCCACGGTCACGTAGCTTAAATACAGCTTCCGCCCCGTTTCCACCGCATTCATGCTGCACTCGGCGTATCCCAGCACAATCTCTCTCTGGCGTTCGGTCATGTGTGTTCCTCCTTTCGGCTTTTGAGCAAATTTTCCCACGTCCGCCGCATAGGAATATCTGGCGCTCCGAGCCATCCCCATATCCTTTCGTCCCGCACTGTCAATGCCTGCGCATGGTCGGCCGCTTCTGCTGATGTATAGAATACTCTCTCGCCAATCTCCGACAACCTGACGCTATATGGAGTCCTGTTCCCATCCGGATCATCTCCAATGAGCCGCACATCCGTATAGCTTCCGGCGAAGAAACCCGTTACATCCGCCTCACACACGCAGTATTCCTTGACCGGCCCGGCATGGTTTGGGATGTAGTATAGGTGCTCGCAAACGAAATACATTTTAGTCCCAATATCCGGTTTCTTCATTGTGGTTATTCACCTCCGGCTCCAGGCCCGAGTCCTCGTAGGCAGCGAGGCGCTCAACGTGCGGTCCGCTCTCCTCACGGCCATAAATATTGACACGCCACTCGCCGCCGCCCCGGCCATCGTCACACCAGTATGTAAGCCTCTCCATGCTCATCCCTCCCCTAAAGCCAGTTGTCCGCCCTGATAGAGTTGATACAGTGTATTGCCTCGACCATCGGTCATGTAGGGCAGAAATACCTCGTCCATGCTCACCATACCGGCCTCAATGATCGCCATTTGCGCCTGTACCCAGTCCCGGATGTTGCGCCAGCCTGTCCGCTCCGCCTGTGCCAGGTCTGCCTTGACTTTTTGCCGCTGGAGCACCGCCATCACACCGTTGATGTTGGCCGGGAGCATAAAGCCCCGTCGCCCGTTCGGCGTGTCAATGGCAAAGGCTACACCGGTGGGACGTCCCTGGTCATCATACTCCACCATGATCTGCCGTGCTCCATGCCCTGCCAACGCCCCCTGAATCTCGCCCAGGCTCGTGTACACGTCCACCCCAGACGTGTAATTTTTTATGGCCATTGCTCACTTCTCCTCTCTGTCATACTAGATTCCTTCGCGCATTCTCGATGCGTGCTTTTAACGCCCGCATCAACGCATCCTGTGCATCGCCCTTGGCCCCCAGGGCCGACACCACGTCCTCGTCCATGCCATCCTGGACCACCAACAGATGGGAGATCACCGGGTATGGCTGCCCCTGCCGGTGGAGGCGCTTGTTCGCCTGCTGGTACAGTTCCAGATTCCAGTTGGGGTATCCGTACCAAATCGCATGGTGTCCGCCGTCCTGGAGGTTGAGGCCATAGCCGCAGGAGGCCGGATGCGCCAGCAGGATGTCTACCTGGCCGGCGTTCCACGCCGTTTCGTCGTCCGGCCCCTGGTAGACCCGTACCCGCAGATCCGAGCCCTCCAGCGCCGCCAGCAGCCGGTCCCGCTCATGCTGGAACCAGTAGAACACCAGGGCGTGCTCGCCGTGAAGCTGCTCCACCACCTCCAGGAACGCCTCCACCTTGCAGTCATGGACCGGTACCACATGGCTTTCCGTATCGTACACGGCCCCACTGCATAGCTGAAGCAGCTTCCCATTCAGAACGGCGGCGGTGCCGGCCGTGATGGTCTGTTCGTCCACCTCCAGCAGCATCTCCCGCTCCAGCTTGTCGTAGGCCTTCCGGGCCTTGACATCCAGAGCCACCGGCACCACGTCCTCGATGATCGCCGGCAGTTCCAGATAATCCTCGGCCACCATGCTTACGCAGATATCCGCGATGGCCTCCCGGATCCGGCGGTCTGCGCCGTCCTGGAGGCTGTACGTGCGGTACTGCTGGCCCGGATGGGATGCGTCCTGGACCATAAAGCACTCCCGAAAGCTGGTCATGGTCTTGCCCAGCCGTGCCCCGCCATCCAAGAGGAATATCTGCGCCCACAGATCTTCCATCCCGTTGGGCGCCGGCGTACCGGTCAGCTCCACCAGGCGGCGGATGCGGCC